AGGGGTACTTTTGTTTCTCCTGGCAGTGCCACATTTAATCAAACTAGTAGAGATGGTTATGTTTCTATCAGTTGGTTAGAAGCTGATCCTGTTATTGATAGTTTTACGGCTTCCCCAAATCCACAAAATAGTAGTAGTGGTGTACCACAATATACTACAACTTTATCTTGGGAAGTTAGTTATGCTACTACTATAACTCTTACTAGTTCTGATGGAGAAACCTGGAATGATAGACCTGCTATTGGGTCGTTAGATATAACAAATTTACCACAATCGACAGCAGGTAGTAGTAGCCCAGCAACTAGAACGTATTATCTAACAGCATCTAATGATGGTGGATCTACATCTTCAAATATCACGGTTAGTGCTTATAACGACAATACTCCTTCTAATTCATGGACTACAAGTTTTAGTAATTTAGAACCAAATACTACAGTTACTTTAACTTTAGGAGATCTTTCTGGTGTAGATATGCCAACTACTATTTCTACAAGTGGTAATGGTAACTTTGTTGGTAGGAGCGGATCTTTTAGTGCGTCTAGAAACTTTAATGCTGGTGAAGGAGTTCAGTTGAGAACTACTACTTTGGGATTTAACACCGATGTATCTGGTCTGACGGGTATATATGGAAGAGAAAATACAAAAACTGTTACTGTCACCACACCTAGTGGTTCTTTTGATGTCGATGTTACTACTAAAGCACCAAGGATTAATGAAGACTTTGATTATGCTGACTTAGTAAACGCATATCCTTACGAAGATATTGACTTAATTACCAATACTCCCACGGAATATTCAACATCTGCTCAAATTACAGCTAACGATATTGAAATTCCTATGGAAATTAAAGTAGACAAAGCAGATGCCCAGGTAAATATTAATGGTACTGGTTGGAGAGATGTGAGGAGTATCTAATGACAAACGATTTTTCTTGGACAAGTAGATCAACAGGCGGTCCACAGTATTTTGAACCTGCTTGGTCTGGTTTCATGAACACTTATAATATTGGTGGTAATGAACCTGGCGTCTTTAATGTTACTAGAACATATAGTTGGACAATTACATTTAACAATTACGGTAAACAAGTATTTGATACTGCCGTAGATGACTATGGAGATGTCTATATTAATGGGGCATATCAATTTAGTATGGGTGGATTTAATGGTCAAACCTCTAGAACAACACCAGGATATTTTGCCCCAGGATCGTATACTATTAGTGCTACATCAGTAAACTCTGGCGCTGGTCCTTATGGCGTGGCATTAGATTGGACTGGATATGTTCCACCACCAAAACCAAGCATTAGCACTTTCTACGCTTCCCCAAATCCACAGAACAGTACAAGTGGAACTAGACAATACTCAACTACATTAACGTGGGCTAGTAGTGGGTTGGGTATTACCAGTGCTACTATTACTAGCAGTGCTGGTCAGTCTTGGAGTGTTGGTTCTAGTGGCAATTTAAATATTAATGATCTTCCACAATCGACAGCAGGCAGTAATAGTCCAGCACAAAGAACTTATTATCTACAAGTGTGTAATCAAGGTGGATGTACAAATGCTAGTCCAGTAACAGTTTCTGCTCGTAATGACAACTTCCCGTCAAACAGTTGGTCAACATCTTTCACTAATCTAGCTCCATCTACTACAGTTACTTTAACTTTAGGAACTCTGTCTGGAGTAGATATGCCCACAACAATATCTGCATCTGGTAGTGGCAATTTTGTTGGTAATGGCGGATCTTTTAGTGGATCTAGAAACTTTAATAACAGTGAAACAGTTCAATTAAGAACTACTACCTTAGGATTTAATACATCTCTGTCTGGAGTATCTTCTACCGCTACTTTTGGTAAGACCAATACCAAAACCGTAACAATAACTACTCCTAGTGGTTCGTTTAACGTCAATGTTACTACTAGAGCACCTAGAATTAAGGAAGATTTTAATTATGCTGATAACACTGGAAAATTTCCGTTCGAAGATATTGATTTAGTTACTAATAATCCATTAGAATATACCACTTCCGCTCAAGTTACTGCTAACGATATTGAAATACCTATGGAAATTAAGGTGGATCAACCAGATGCTGAGGTCAGCATAAATAATGGTACTTGGCAAAATGTAAGAGAAATTTAAAATGGCATTAGAAAGAACAGAAGTTGTAGATGCTATTGAAATTAGACCTTTGTTAAAACAGGTTGGTGTTACTAAAACAGTAACCACTGTTCAAGATGGAGAGGAAGTTTCTAAAAATGCTTATAGTATCTATTTTTCTCAGGAAGATGATATTTCTGGAGAAGATACTTTAGTTCAAACGATTGCTAATCATTATTGGGGTACATTATGAGTAAGTTTCCTGTAGTATATAATTTAAATCCAGATGATCCACATTATAAATCTAGAATTTTTGAAGTAGAAGGAGATCAACCCCAAGAAATTACAGCAGACAAACCTATTCAAGTCAGAATTAACAACGGTCCATGGATCAATGTTAGACAGTCTGACCTAAATAACCAATAGGAATAGCACGTGATAAAGTTCCATGCCATTTAGCACCACAGCTGTCAACGTATCACCTGGAGATCTGGTTCAAGTAAGATATCCGACTCCTTCCACTTGGAATACCCAGGTTACTGTTAATGTGCAAATTGGTACTGGATCTGACCCAGATGGCATTACTTTCGGAACAAAAATTCCTGATGCTTTAGTACAGTCATTTGCTTTTACTAATCAGTCTGGATTTACTGGTGCTTTTAACGGAACTAGTAGCAGTGGAGCGACCAATACATTTCAAAGAAATACAACATATTATTCTCAAGTAGTTGATATTTCTGATATTGAAATTCCTGTTCCTGCTAGTATTTCTGCTATATCTAACGGACCTAAAAATACTAACACTGCCAATACAACAGCACAGTTCAGAATTTATAGAGGTGGAGCTTTTGATTCCTGGAGAACTTCTATTAGTGCTGATATTGCTACTGGTACTGGCGGATTACAACCAGGGGATAAAGTACAACTTAGAGTAACAACACCAGATTGGTTTGTTACTAGTACAAATGTTACATTTGTTGTCGGTGATGAGACATTTGGTACTGATATTGGTCAACCTTCTACCGTATTAACTAGAACCTGGGGTATTACTACCAGAGCACAAGATCAGGACATTACACAGTATACATTTACAGATAGAGTAGATCAGAAAACGGTTGCTGATGGTGGTGCCGATTACTATTATCAAAACGTTGCTATTACTGGTATTGATGGTGATGCTGTACTAAGAGCAACTTCTACTGGTGATGTACAAGTTTCTGCTGATAATAGTAATTGGTCACAATCAATTGGTGCTCAATTAGTTCTTAATGATACTCTCTATACTAGAATCAGGAGTGGTCCTGGATATACTACAAAGAGAACAGGAACATTAAATGTATTTGCTGTCGCTGGTGACACATATACTAGAGGTAGTAATTCATACGAAAATACTAGTGATGGTACATATGGTGCTAACAACACTTATGGTGATTATCGTGTAACCCAAACTATGGGTACAATTACTGATAACTGGCAATCATGGACGGAAGTTGACAGATATCCAGATGATATTGATGCTGCTCCTATTTTTACATATGGTACTAAATTAAACAATACTCAAGTAGGAACGGGATTTAATGTTGCTAATACAACATTCAATATTTCTGGTGGCAGCGGCAGTGGAATGACAGTTTTCTTGGGTAATAGTTTTACCGAAATTGATGTTGTTGATCCTGGATATGGATATGCTATTGGAGATACAGTTAGCATAACATCTCCTACGGGTGGTGATAATGCTGTCTATACTATTGTTGAATATGAAAAGGTAATCGTATCAGCTGACAACAATCACAACAGAGCGGAACCAGGATTTTTCTATTTTGCCGATCTTCCCGTTACAGGTCTTGGTACTGAATATGCCAGTGGAACATATAGTGATTTAGAATCTCCTTATACTAATCTAGCTAACAATAGTCCAACCACGGCTCAAAATACAGTAGCAACTTTGAATGGTACTAATGTTAAGATGACTGCCATTATTGATGGCACTGGCGGATTTATTAGAAAAAATAATACTGGATCGTGGGTACAACAACTAACAGTAGAAGAAGATGATGTAATCAATTTGAAGTTACAATCAAGTAGCACTTTTAATGTAACTCAAACATCTAAAGTTACTATTAAAGGTCCGCCAGATGGTCCTCCTACTATTGGTAACCCTACTGGCGGACCATCAAGTCCTACATATTCTAATCAAACTACTACTATGACTCTCGTTACGAGAGAACGTAGAACCGTACCATATCCATTTCATGCCACACCAATTTATCTTTCTGACCCAGGTGTAGAACAAATTCAAGAGGTTGCTATTAGAGGACTTGATGGTTCTACAACAGCAACAATTACTGGTGGTGTAGGATCTTTAAGTGTAGATCAAGTTAATTGGGGATCATCTGTTACTGTTTTAGCTAGTACGGAGACATTATTTGTTAGACAGAATGCTTCATCTGCTTCTGGTGGATTAGCACAACTGACCTATAGAATTGGAACTTCTTCTGATATTTCTTCTGGAGATGCTATAACTGATACATTTAGAGTTTATACTCGTCAGTTTAATACCTTGGGAGATTTTATTACAGAAACATGGTTTGGTCAAGGATTTAGTGACTATACTGAATTTGTTATTCCTGCTTTTGCTGGCGAAGAATTCTATCTATCTCTGGTTGGTGCTGGTGGTGGAGATGGTGGTGGAGATGTTCCAAATAGCACAGGCGGTCCTGGCGGTGCTGGTAACATTTTCAGATGTTTAGTTCAAATTCCTGTAAACTCTTGGCCAACAGATGCTGGTGGAAATCCTGACTTCACATTAAGAATTTATCCAGCAGATGCTGGTGCTGATGGTCAAAGTTATGTGACTGGAACTGGTGGTGGTGCTGGTGGTTTCGGTTATTGTTATGGTGGCGATGGGGGTAATGCTGGTCCTGGAGACTCCTCTGGTGCTGGCGGCGGTGGCGGCGGCGCTTCAGCTGTTACTTTCTCAAATAATGTGCTAATCGCTATGGCAGGTGGAGGCGGCGGCGGAGGTGGTGCTGGTAATGATACTGCCACGCCATTGTCTACACAATATGGAAACTATGATGGATATGGTACAGTTCAGACTACTACTGTCAACTTAAATCTTCCTGGCGATGATGCTCCAGATAGAACTGGCCAGGGCGGTGGACCTGGCGGCGGTGGTGGTGGATATGATGGATCTGCTGGCACTTTAATTAATTCTTATATTGAGAATGGTGTTACTATTCAAACAAATGATCTAGATGCTACTGGTGGTAATGGTGGTGGAGCATACTATAATCCAACATATGTGACACCTCTTTCGGCAGCACAGGTAAGCGGTCAAGGTGCTGCTCCTGGAGAAGAAGGTGCTGTATATGTTGAGTACAGTCAGCAAGATGTAACGCCTGAACCATTCTCATTCTCAGAATATGATGGTGCTACTATTCAAGAAACAGTGTTATCTGATATTATTCAGATCACTGGTATTACAGGAACTGTACCTGTTTCTACATCTTCCCCAGGATTTACTTCTGATGTAAGAATTTGTTCTTCATCTGCTGCTTCTTCGTGTGGAGCGTGGCAGTCTGGTACACAGATTGGTAATGGTGATTATTTACAAGTTAGAGCTACAACAGGTAATCAATTCTTCACGACGTATACAGTTGGAGTTACAGTTGGTTCGGTAACAAACTATTGGAATATTAATACAGGTCCACCACCAGACTCTGTTCCAAATGCTTTCTTTATTAATGATGCTACTGATGTTGCCATCAATACTGCTGTGACTAGTGAAGAAGTTACAATTTCTGGAATTACTGTACCAGTAACTGTAACTGCCACAAATGGTGCTGAAATTAGTGTGGAAGGAGGAGCATATGTAAATGGTGCTACGGGTGCTACCATTGAAAATGGTGAATATTTTACTGTTAGATTAACTTCTTCATCTGATTATCAGTCTACTGTGAGTACACAGGTTACGGTTGGAAATGGTACTGCTGTGGATTGGAATGTAGTTACTGCTGCTGAATTAGATTCACAACCAAATAGTTACACTTGGATTTATGAAGTTGGTGCTGATCTACTAACAACTTATGAAAGTAATACTAATCTAATTACAGGTCTGGAAACTACAGCAGATTTCATTGTTGAGAGTGGTACTGGAGATGGTGCTCCATCTGGTAATCTTCCTAGAATTAAAAAGAATGGTACTTTATTAGCAGCCGACGTTACAGAAACTACAATTAATAATTTTGATACTTTAGCACTTGTTTATACAACTACAGATGTAGTTGGTGAGACTAGAGTTTTTAATACAAAGATGGGATTATCCACAGCCACAACAGGATTCTACGAAACTCTTTGGAGTGTAGTTACTGCTGGTCAATTTGGCACAGATCCTACTCCATTTACTTTTGCCACTGCTATTGCTACTGGCACTGGTGTTTATACTGAAGCTCAAAGTGGTGGATCTGTTCAGACAGTAACAATTTCTGGTCTATCGACTGGTATTAGCGTTGGACTTTATGGAACTAACGGAGTACAATTTAATATCAATAACGGTGGATATAATTCATATACTGTAGGATCACAGGCTAACGTTTCCAATGGAGATACTTTTACTGTTAGACTTCTATCTTCAGAAATTCCTGGATTTACTAGAACAGCATTTATCTATGCTGGATCTTACAATACAGGATTTAGTGTACAATCTCCTGCTAATGTTGAGGATCCTATTAGTAGTCAGTGGTATAGTTCTATTACGCCATGTAAGTATATTGGCAATTCTTTCAGTGGAGGTCAGATTAGGATTAATACTAAGTTTGATGGTCTTCCTGTTGGATCTATTATGCCTGTATTCCAAGATGGAACTGAGACTGATAGCTGGGGAACATTAGATGGCAAACCCAACTCAAGATTCCCAAGTTGGGTATACTGTGATGGATCATACTATAGTCCAGAAGATTATCCATTATTGTATTCGGTATTGGAGTATGAGTATGGCGCTAAAGTTGTTGGTTCTGTTACATACTTTAGAGTTCCTGATCTAAGAAATAGATATGTTAAAGGTACTGGTGTAATTGATGGTAATTCAGCATCATCTCCTGGACTAGCACCTACATATCAACCAACAAAACAATCTGGTGCTCCTGGAAATGGAGAACCTGGAGCATTTGGTGGTATGTGGTATGTAGATACCATTGGTGACCCAGGAGAAGGTGAACTAGAACAAGTCATTGAACCTGCTACTGGACAACCAGCTCAAGAATCTGAATACTTTGGTATTGCTCAGGTTTCTACTTCTGGATACACAGAAGTTAGTGGACTGATTGAATTTTTCGTGACAGGTGAAGCAACATGTCCTATTGGATTGGATCCAGAAAAAATTTATGATGTTCCTTTACACTTCCACGATTTGATTTCTGGTGTTGCTGACCCTGGATCATTTAAAGGTAGAGTAAACTGGGGCGGCAATGGTGGTTATGGTATTGACGTTGTACCACCGAATGCTTCTAACCTTGGATCTCCTTCGGTTACTACATTTGAATCTTCTGGTACATTCTCATTCAACCTTTGGGGTTATGCTACTAATAGTTATGATCTAGATAGAGATAATCTACCAGGATCTACTGGTTGTAATGATAGTGGATGGTGGAATGGATCTAAATCCAACTGGGCTAATGGTACTAATCCTGGATATGAAGGTATTGAGAACACAGGGGAATATGGATCTGTTACAATTCAGCAAACTGGTATTACATCTGGTAGTTCTGCTTATAATGAAATTAACTCCTATATTGATTTGAATAACCAACCATTCTCAGGTCAAACAGGAGCATTTGGAGCTTCTAATGCTAGAAAATTTGTCACAACAGTTGATATTCCAAGAAAAGAAATCACTGTTAAGTCTTATAATCCCACTAATAAGCTGAAGCATAATCACTATGTTTCTTTGACTGCTATTGAAGATGATACTGTGTATGGATATGGTAACAATGAAACTGGTGGCACTGCTAGCACAGCACTCAATAGTTTCTCTGGTGGAATTAATTCTTCAGTAGATCTTGAGTTCTCTGCTTTAGAAGTTGGTCTTCAAGTTCTTCCTGGTACATTCACATTACAGCAGACAAAACAGCTAATTCCTGTTCCAGAGTTTGCTCCACAAGATAATGTTCCAATGGTTACTCCATACACATGGACTAAATGGATGATCAAAGCATTCTAAATAGTAAATAAAGCACCCTGATAGAAATGGCGTTCAATCCAGACGATTTTCAATTTGAGAGAATCTTACCACCTGAAGAAAGAAAACCCATTGTAGAGTGGGATGCTTTACATCGCCTGATGGTTGTTCGTGTAAAGCAAGATGGTGAGTGGACTTATCTTGCTACTAAATTGGATCCACAAGTGAATACAAATTTACACAATAATCTTCCAAATGAGTGGTCTAATGAGAATGATAGAATTGTAAGTTTCTCAATTTTTGAAGATGGTGAACATATTTTCGAGAAGGAAAAACTAAAATTTGATTTTGCTACAAAGCAATCGAAGTGGGTAAGATATGAAAAGAATGATCTTACCGAAGGGCAGGTAAGAGAGTTGTTCAACATCATTAAAGCAGCACTTGCTGTACAACAACTTGATAGTGATATTAATAAGTCTAAAGCAATCATCGATGTTGCTACTAGACAAGAATATCTCTCCAAAACAGATGAAGAGAAGAAAGCAACACTACAAACTTTACTTCGCTCTTCAGACTGGACTCAACTACCTGATGCCACAGAATCTTTTCCTGGTGAAATTGAAATGTGGTCAGCATACAGAACATATCTCAGGGATAACATTAGGACCCCAGAAGATTTTGATGACATGCTAGATTATTTGATCTGGGATGAGGAATATAATTGGCCAATTGATCCATTTGCTTATCATGAACTCGATCCAGATCATGAGACACCATATCTTTCAGTTCCAGAGCACTTTAAATTTAGTCCTTATGAGGCTGGATCATATACTACTGAAAAATTGGTTGGTAATGTCAAACAGTCTGCTTTACTTGCTAAGAAACGTCAAGAAGAAGGTGGTCTTCCTCTCACCAAGCAAATTTGGGATAAGATTCAACAATATAATCTCAATGATGGTTTAACTGGTGCTGTCATTGAAAACTTGAATATCACTGGAGGTTGATATGTACGTTACTACTAGAAACTTTGTGGAGTGGATGAGACACTACACTGAGGCAACACAATCAACCATGGTCTTATTGAGAACTGTTGGTCCTGACGGTGTAGATGACGCTACCAAGGCAAATGCTATCTACTCAGCATATTATCTGAATATGCAGTCTGAAAATCCTGCTATCTTTGATAAACTATTGTATAACGAGTTCACATTCGTGGAGTTTACCAATGAAGATTCAGCATGGGAGTTCTGTAGAGATAACTTCCCAGGGGTTAAACCAGACGATACTGATTATTTCATTCAATACGTTATTTTTAGTAATGGATTGTATGTCAGGGGAAATGATGGCATGAATGGACTCAGGGAACCGAGACCACAGACACTTGAATAACTGGCACAGGGGGCTTGACAGACCCCCTTTTTAGTGCTATTCTTATCTCATGCCTCAACAATGTTGAGCATACCGAACAATCACTTTTAATAATTATGTCCTTCAAAAAAGTTTTTATTGATCAGGCAAAACCGTTTGATCTTACAGTATTAGAAGTAGATGCTTCTGATAGTCCTACATATCCACTTTTGGAATTTGTTGGATTTGGAGTGAAGATGCTTATGGATATTGTAGCTACAGATGCTAACTATCCTCGTAAAAATGAAATCTGGCAAGGTAAATTAGATGGATTGATCGCATCTACTTCAGATTTTTGCTGGCTTACTAAAGCATGGCCTATCAGTGTTTTTATTGATAGCAACAAAGATGAGTGGCAATTTGATCATCGTCACTTAAAGCGAGCACTTTCAGAAAACGGATGGAATAGTGCTCCTGTTGCTTATTATAAGCGTAAAAAGACTGGTAACGAGTTGCTTGATAGTCTTTCTGATTCTTCTGTCATGACATTGATGGGTCTATATGTCAATGCTACTGATGGTGGCAACCCAGAAAATGCTTCTAGAGATGATTTTAAAATCGTTTCCCGTATTATGGATGATGAACAACTTCCTCGTACCGAAAAAAATGTTAATACTCTTTTAGGAGTTACTGGTATTTACAATCGTTTTCCTAAGAAAGGGCATAAGTCTACTATCGGCAATATCCGTAATGAGATTATCGAAAACAAGAAGAAGTCTACTCGTGTGTTTAACACTTCCAAAGTAGAAGTTGACGATTGGATTCGTTCTAACCCTATGTTTGGGAAGAACAACTATTCTTCTGTTGATGGTGTATCTACTCGCCATAAAGTTCTTGATAAATCATTTACTTATCGTTATGCTAACGATATCCTTAAGTGGGCATTTGAAGCATGGGTGAAAGGTGAGCGTGTACGAATTTCTGCTGGCAGCTATGCTATCTGTGAAAGTGAAATCGAGGTTGAGCGTCAAGAAATAGTTGATGCCATCAAAGATATTCTCAACAACACTATCAATTGGTATATTTCTAAGGTAGAAAATATGCTTTCCATTCTCAGCATCAAGCTTCCTCATGTTGATGCTAACGACTTGCCAATTGATTTGTACTGGATCCCTCAAATTGAGGGGGAAATTGAAGCAATTCGTGTACCTCTTTGAAAACTGTCACAACCGCTCCCCTGGGGGCGGTTTTCTGCTATAATTACAGGGTAGTCAGCAAGGCACCCGATGCTCACTCTTCGTCCTCACCAGCAGCGCGCTCTTGCTGCTCTTGAGAACAATACTCACGGTCAGGTCATCGTTCCTACGGGCGGTGGCAAGACTCTTGTCATGATCAAGGACACTGAGCGCCGTCTGCTCGCTGCTGAGACCCCCCAGACCATCGTTGTGGTTGCCCCACGTATTCTGCTGGCAAACCAACTGTGTGATGAGTTCTGGACTGCTCTCAACGGCACTGTCAATGCTGAGGTCTTCCACGTTCATAGTGGTGAGACTTCCTTTGCTAGCAGCACCAAAGTTCAGCAAATCCAATGTCATCACGCTGTCTGTAAGACTGCTGGTGTTCATGAGATTATCTTCACCACCTACAATTCTCTTCGTCGTATCGTAGAGGCAGAGATCAACATCGATGTCATCTATTACGACGAGGCACACAATGCTGTTCAACGTCATTTCTTTGAGTCTGTGCTCAACGTTGACGCTACCAACTATTATTTCTTCACTGCTACTCCTAAGCACACCCGTTCTACTGGTCGTGGCATGAACAACCGTGTTGTTTATGGTCCTGTGCTTGAGTCTGTTCCTGCTCCTGAGCTTGTCAACAGCGGCAGCATTCTGTCTCCTGAAGTAATCTCTTACGAGGTTGACTTCGAACGTGTCAAGGGTCAGTTTTCCTACGAATCTGACAAGGACACTCTCACTAATCTCATCAATGACATTGATGCTGATGGTAACAAGATCCTGGTTGCTGCTCCTAGCAGCAAAGTCATGTTCAACTTGCTGTCTAAGACTGGCATCCTTGAGTTCTTCCATGACAAAGGTTATGATGTGCTTCACATCACCAGCAAGTATGGTGCTTATGTGAACAAGACCAAGGTCAACCGTGAGCAGTTCTTTGACACCTTCAATGCTTGGGGCAAAGATCCTAGCCGTAAGTTCGTGATCTTCCACTACAGCATCCTGTCTGAAGGCATCAACGTCCACGGTCTAACACACTGTGTGTTCCTTCGTCAACTGGATGTCATCCAAATGGCACAAACTGTCGGTCGTGTTATCCGTCTTAACAAAGACGACGCTGCTGACATTGCTTGTGGTAAGATTACCCCAGGCAAGTTCGAGATGTATCGTAAGTCCACTGGCAAGGTCATCGTGCCTGTCTTCAAGAACTACGGTGCTCCTACTATCAAACGCCTTCAAAACCTTGTCGATACTATCTTCGTCAAGGGTCTCCCCGCTGTTTCTGTCACTGTCTGATCATGGAATCCACTCGTATCACTGGTCACCAAATTCTTACCTGGGAACAGGTACAGGGTCTCCTGGCAAATGAGGAGACCTTGCTAGCTGGAGGTGCTGCTATTCGTGAGAAAGCATACACTGTAGACACTACCTGGGCAGCAGCAGAGGAGTATTACTACGCTCACAGCACTGCTGATCGTGCCCTGATTCGTAAGACTGGGCAGCAGAATCAGATCGGTTGGTGGGATCCTGCTACCCAGACTCACACAGACAATCCTACCCATGCTCGTGGCATCCTGGTCTGTCAAATGTACCTGAACCAGGATCGTAAGTGTGCTTACACTGGCACTGGTCCCTACAGCATTCTTGACTACCAAGTAGAGCACATTGAGCCCAATGGTGGTGATCATCCCGACAACATGCTGCTGGTAGTTTACAACGTCAATGAAAACCGTAAGCAGTCCACCATGGATGGGTTCATTGCCCGCTGGCGCAAACGTGCTTCCAAGGGAATGGAAGAATACAACAAATGGTACGATGATACCATGAAAGCATCTGCTAAGGGGCAGAAAGAGAAGGTTAAGATTCTCAGTATGGACGAAGAAGAACTGAGAACCTTTGCTCCTATTTGTGCCAAGAAGTACCACAAATATATGTGGAGAAACATTGGTATGTCATCCCTCCAACCTTTCCGTTTGACTAAGAAAGGCGTGGCACGTGCTGGTGGCAGTCAGGGCAACTACAAAGAGGTTCTCAACACTGTCCTACAAGAGTATTTGTATGGAGACAAGAATCTGGCAGCACAGATCTTCCACACTGTTCGCTCTGGTGCTGACCGCTATGTTCGTGGATTCATCAACAATACGGATTATGTTGAGATGATGTGTGCTGCCATTGAGTTGTCAAATCACGTGGCAGTAGAGTATAATAAGGAAAAGTTCACCGCCAAAGTCCTCCGTAACACCTATTCATGGCCCCATCTAAAGTAACAAACCATTCTCTCTACCGCTATGCTGGTGGGAAGAATCGTATGAAGAAGGATCTTATCAAGATTATTCGTGATGTCAACCCAGGCATCGAATATCTTGTGTCGCCCTTCTGGGGTGGTGCTAGCACTGAAATGCTGATCGCCAGTGAGGGAGTCAAGGTCCAAGGTTACGACGTGTTTCGCCCTCTGGCTGACTTCTGGGAGATTGTGTGTGGTGAGGGTGGTGCTGCCATCCTGGCAGACGCTGCTGAGCAGCACTACCCCTTAATTGATAGCGATCACTACAAATCCTTCCTCCCAGGGTTGGATAGTGAGGACAAGTGGGAACGAGCACTGTCATTTTACATTGCAATCAAGGGTTCGTACTCAGGTAAGATCGGATGTTCTACCGTTCGTAGTAGAGCAGAGTTCAGATTGGTGGGAATTGATAAACTTAGGAATTTTCATGCTCCCAACGTGTCGTTCTGCCATGGGTCGTGCTTCGACACGATCCCAGCACACGAAAATGACTTTTTATACCTGGATCCACCATATTATGAGACTGTGAGCCATTACTATGGCAAAGATGGTGCTCTCCACAAGTCATTTGACCACGAGAGGTTCTGTGATACCTTGAAGCAACATAAAGGTGGGTTCGTGATGTCCTATGACAACAGCGATGCTGTACGCTCACTCTATCAGGGGTGGACTGAGTTCAGGTATCTTACATTCCCATACCAGATGTCTGGCACCAAGCGTTACGAGAAGACTGAACTGGTTATTGTTAAATACCCTGAGAAGGTGAAACCTAAAGTTGGTGCTTTGGAGGCATTTATGGTATGAATGTAATTAAACACACAAAGTATATCTGGGAACTGGAAGACTTCGTTCCTCATAGTGAGATTGATTACTTCCTGGGTATGTTTGAATTCTATAGCCCAGATCTCAAAGAACAGTTCAGAAATACTTCACGGGAGAATGACACATATATTGCTACAGATCATCCAGAGATGGATGAAATGGCATGGAAATGGGTCAACAGAGCTAATCAATACTATGTAAGAGAGAATCGATTCATCTACTATAACTGGGAGAAGGATCAGATGGTTAGTGGTAATGGTGATGATGATTCTACAATTTGGCGTGGACAAAATGTGATTCGTATCTATAATGAGAGTGATTCATACGATTGGCACGGAGATCAATCACCAGCAAATCATGCTGAGTTTTCTTATATCATCTATTTGAATGATGACTTTGATGGTGGTGACACAAGGTTTATGAACGATAAACTATCTGTGACACCAAAGAAAGGTACAGTATTGTGTTTCCCTGTTGATCACTATCATATCCATAAAGGTGTGAAAGTAACAGGTGGAGTCAAGAAGATTCTGTGGAACTGTGTCTATCGTCATGAGATACAAATGATGGCTAAGCAACCTTTTCTTACAGCTGTCGATGTTCCTAGATCTTCTAAGAGGTGTATATGGTAAACACATACTATGCTACATTACTATCAGTATTTGCTGTTATTGTAGTTTTAATTGCTATCGATCCTAACGTCGGTGTGTACATAGATTTACAGTTCCGTAATTTAATCGTACAGATCAAACGTTTCTATTATCTGTTGACTATTGGTGCTCAGGTAAAGTATACTAATTGGAAACTCGGTAGAGAAATAAAGAAAATACAGAGAGAATACGGTATTCCAGATGAAGAATGAATTAATGGATTATGTGATGGTTGATAATATCTTCACACCCGAAGAATGTCAATCATACATCAGTAAATTAGATCGAAATCATTGGGGACCACATAGATGGTATCAAAATGCTAATGATGAATTTCATAATGTCAAAGACTTTAGTGTAACTTATGATATTGAAGTACAGAATCTAATGAAAGATCCTGTCATGAAGTTTGCTGCCAAGTATTTTAATACACACAGACAAGGTGGAGATCCAGAGTGTCAATTCTCTGGAGTTAGATACAACAAATATTCTATTGGTGAAAGTATTCGTAGTCATGTAGATCATATCCACAGTTTATTTGATGGCAAGAAGCGAGGTATTCCAGTCATCAGTTTTGTTGGTGTGTTTAATGATGACTATGAGGGTGGTGATTTTATTTTGTGTGGAGAGAAAGTGGATCTAAAGCAGGGTGACTGTGTTATATTTCCATCAGTCTTTCTCTATCCACATGAGGTCACTCCTGTTACGAAAGGCTCACGATACTCTTGGGTCTTGTGGTCCTGGTGACCATATCATGTTACAATAAAAAAGTTTGGAGAATACCATGACTATTGAAGGACGACCAGAAATTAAAGTGCCAGAAGATTACTGGGAAAAAGAATATGCTAGGCAACGTAAAGATAGGATGCAAGATGCCATCGATGACTATCTCCAAGATGAAAAAGTAGATCCACGTCAAGCATATGAAGAGATTCTTTGCTGTATCCAAGATGTAATCTCACATCATAAAAAGAATCTTAAGAAAGCTGAAGAACTGAGGGATCTGATGCTAGGATACCGTTCAGTTGACCTAAATCTTCCAGAGAGATACTAAGCACATGTTCGAATTCGAGTCACTGTCACATGAAGTGAAGGAAGCATTAGCAGAAGATTGTGAAGACTTTCTTCTTCACAGACATATTCCTCTTCATTCACACTCTTATGATAACATTATTATTCAAGCCCTACGTGAAGGGTATCAAATGACTGGTTTCGATCGTGGACCTTATTCTAGTATAAAAAATGAAAAGTGTTGACATTAGTTTAAATGAGCGGGAGCTAAAGTTTCTCATTGATTTAATGTGGGGTGCTCCTATTGCCACTGTTAAAAATACAGCAGAACGCCATGGTATCAAAGATAATGATCTAGAAGGATACCTGGCAAAGTGCCTTGGTTACATGTACCTTGAGTCCGATTCTTAAACTGTCCATCCAACTGCCATGCCGAAGTACGATGCCCTATACTTTAAAAGTCAACGACAGGGAATCATGATCACTGACGACACCATCGATCTTCAACTCCGCCGTACCATTCTCAAGTCCATTGAAGAGATGGACATTGAGATGCTCAAGCGTATTGCTTACGAGTGCCGCTGTGAAGAGATGGGCATCTATCCCGACAGCACTTACCTTGGATACAATTGTAATTCCTAAAGAAATGAAACTTCCTGACAACAAGTACACTCAAATGGCAGTGTATTATGCTGCTACTGTGGCAGCATTTATTGTGGGCATTTCCACATTTATCTACCGATCGTGGGTAGACAACAACATGAATGACAAAGTAAGATCCTTTATTAATAAGACTTTTAGTATTATCTCTAATATTTCTGATGTCATTGTAAATGAAACAACGGTTAACGTAGCTACAAAAGTTACTAAGTAGTATAGTTGTATTTCAGATAACAACATGACTGATATAGAAAAATCCATGGTTGATGAGATGAAAGCACTCATCAAAGATCAAAACGAAAAGATTCGTAACCAAGATGACTACATTAAAGAACTACAACAAGAAATGTCAGACATGACCAACAGAGAGTATGATTGTTAATGTTCACCCTATTTGAGATTCATCATGGTTGCTCCGATGCCTGGCACAGTACAATCAAAGGAAGATGTAGAGATGTATCCAGTAGGCACGGAAGTAAGATACAGAGATCACCATGGTTGGGTCAAGTTTTGTGACCCAGAGTCAGGTACATGTAGTATCTGTATTAGAACATTCCCCGAAGATCCAGCACGTAATGTATGCTTGATCGTATATAAACATGACTTAGAGCATGTTATTCCTATCGTTGGCAACCACTCCCGAGGCTGATTATGAAGTACGCTGTTGTGTACATGAAACCAAAGAAGAAGAAACTTGTTATGGAACAAGCAGTGTTCTATAATCTTGATGATGCTTCCATGTGGGAGCAGCACATCAACAAAACCCAACACCTCAAGACAGAAATTATTCCAGTATTTGAATCATGAATGAATTTGAAGGCGACATCTTTAATGACTACGAGCTCCGTGAGAGCATTATTCGTGAGATGAGTGAACAAGAATTGTGGGAGACGCCTGAGACCCTACCAGAAGACCTGCTAGCAGACTTCTGAGGCAACCACCTTACGAAGTGTCACACGACCCCTGGGAGCGGCGCTCCTGGGGGTTATACTATATTCATACCAAACGAGGCAACCCCTTGAAGATCCAACAGTCCGCTGTCACCGTCGATTTCTTCCCTGTCGGCACTGGCAAACGCTTTGTCCAACGTGTTGTCTGGCACCCTGGTGCTGAGACCGAGATGACTTCCTTCCGTACCGTAACCCGCTCCGAGGCAATGTATGATGCTAACCAACGTATTAACAACGGTGGCACTCTTATCGACTTTAACCTTAATGAGTACAGTGGTAAAGATTACTCCCCACTATTCTGCTGATAGTGTATGTTCTTTCCTTCCACAACCACACCCTGATTG